AGGCTAGTCGACATTGATACATCAGGTCCAGGGGCCGATGTTGATGTTGCAGAAACAAAGGACCAAGAAACAGTAGACATTAAGGAGGAACAATCTAATGAAGAAACTACTCAAAACAATACTAGCGCCGATGACACATCTAAGAAATCTGATGTCAGCGATGATGTTCAGAATACCGAACAAGAAAAATCTCAGAAAGACTCGGAACTAGAAGAATACAGCAAAGGAGTTCAAAGTCGTATCTCTAAACTAACACGTAAAATGCGTGAAGCAGAACGTAGAGAAGCAGCGGCATTGGATTATGCAAAAGCTGTAGAATATAAGCGAAGAGAAATGGAATCTCATTTTGTAAAAAGAGATTCTGCTTATAATAAAAAACTTGAAGAAAGTGTTAAAACTGGAATGGAAGCAGCACAAAAAGAATTAGCTGCAGCTATTGAAAGTGGTAATGCTCAAGCTCAAGTTGAAGCTAATAAAAGAATAGCTTCTCTTGCTTTTGAAAATGCAAAAATTCAACAAGTAAAAGAGAATGCACCAGAAGTTGAGGCACCAAAACAAAGACCTCAATTATCTGATGAACAATACTTACCACGGAGAACTCCTAATGAGTTACCAGATCCTGACCCAAGAGCTGAGGATTGGGCTGCTAGAAACAGATGGTTCGGTCAAGACCGAGCAATGACGTTTACAGCATTCGAAATCCATAAAGATCTAGTGGAAAAAGAGGGTTTTGATCCTAAGTCAGATGATTATTATAAGGAAGTTGATAGAAGAATAAGACTTGACTTTCCTCATAAATTTGATAAAGGTGGTAGTGTTAATACGTCCGCACCTGTTCAGACAGTTGCTTCGGCTAATAGAAGTGTAAAACCTGGGCGCAAAACTGTAAGACTCACACCTTCACAGGTAGCAATTGCTAAAAAATTAGGTGTGCCACTTGAAGAGTATGCGAAACAATTAAAACTCACGAAGGAGGCTTAAGCATATGAAACTAAATGATAAAAAAACAACCTCTCGTGCGAACCAAACTAGGTCTAAATCTGAAAGACCAAAAGTATGGGTTCCACCATCTTCTCTAGATGCACCACCAGCGCCTAAAGGTTTTAGGCACAGATGGATAAGAGCCGAAAGTGTTGGCTTTGATGACACTAAAAACATCTCAGGTAAATTAAGATCTGGATGGGAGTTAGTCAGAGCGGACGAATACGAAAATTCGGATTATCCTGTTGTCAAAGACGGAAAATACGCTGGAGTGATTGGGGTAGGTGGCCTATTGCTGGCTAGGATACCGGAAGAGCTCGCGAAACAACGTGACGAATACTTCAAAAAACAAACTGAAGCTCGTGACGAAGCGGTAGAAAACGATCTCATGAGGGAACAGCACCCAAGTATGCCGATCAATGTTGATCGACAGACACGTGTAACCTTCGGTGGTACAAAGAAAAGTTAATTTTTTAACAATTCTCAAACCAACGAATTAAATTAACCCCGTTTATAGTTAAACCTATAAACAATTATATGGAGTATATGTATTATGGCAAACACTAATACAGCCGGCTTTGGTTTAATTCCAACAGGAGTAATGGGTTCTACACCTTCTACTCAGGGCCAAAGTAAATATTACATAGATGCAGCCTACAATGCTGACCTATTCCAAGGAACATCCGTAAGGATCGTTAATGGATATGTTACTACAGCACAAGCGGCTATTACTAATTCAACAATCGGTGTGTTGAATGGTATATTCTATAATGCGGCAACTACCAAAAAGCCTACTTGGGCTAATTGGTATAACCAACCGATTACTCCAGCTAACAGCGAGGACATAACTGCTTTTGTTCTTGACAATCCTTTCCAACTTTTTGTTGGCGCTATGGATGATGCAATTCCACAAGCTGACTTTTTCGAAACGTACGGCTTAACGGTAACTGCAGCAGGTAGCGAAACAAGTGGACAGTCAAGTTCAACTATCACTTATAGTACTCGAGCAGCAACGGCAAACCAATGGAGAGTTCTTAGAACGGCTGAGGATCCAGACAACGAAGACATTACAGCAGCATATTGTAGTGTTGTGGTTGTTCAAAACCTTAACCAAGTAAACTCTGGTGGTTTGACTTCTGCATCATAATAGGAGCATATAGACTATGGCAATATCAAGAGCACAGCTAGTTAAAGAACTAGAACCAGGCCTAAATGCACTATTTGGGCTGGAATACAAACGTTACGATTCAGAGCATGAAGAAATTTATGCGAAGGAGTCTTCTGACAGAGCTTTCGAAGAGGAAGTAATGTTATCTGGATTTGCAAACGCACAAACAAAACCTGAAGGTCAAGGTGTTTCATTTGATGAAGCACAAGAGACTTTCACTGCTAGATACACTCACGAGACAGTGGCTTTAGCTTTCGCTATCACAGAAGAAGCTATGGAGGACAACCTCTATGACAGAATCTCTTCTAGATACACAAAAGCTTTAGCAAGATCTATGGCAAATGCTAAACAAGTGAAAGCAGCAGCACCATTAAACAATGGTCTGCCAAGTGGTTCTTTCAATACAGGTGACGGAGTTACGTTAATCAATACTTCTCACCCTACTATTGCTGGAACTTTCAGCAACACTTTGTCTACTGCAGCGGATCTTAACGAGACATCTTTAGAGCAAGCAATGATTGACATTGCTGCGTTTACTGATGAACGTGGTCTTAAAATTGCAGCTAAAGGTATGAAAATGATCATCCCTTCTGCTTTGCAATTTACAGCCGACAGACTTATGAAGTCTCCAGGCAGAGTGGGAACAGCTGACAATGATATCAATGCATTGAAAAACATGGGTATGATTCCTCAAGGTTATAGAGTGAACCACTACCTAACTGACACTGATGCATTTTACATCATTACTGATGTTCCAAATGGCATGAAATATTTCGATAGAGCACCATTGAAAACTGCAATGGAAGGCGATTTCGATACTGGTAATGTTAGATACAAAGCTAGAGAAAGATACAGCTTCGGTTGTTCTGACCCTAGAGGTATTTACGCTTCACCAGGTGCGTAATAAATAATTAATGTGGCGGCCTTAAAACCGCCACATTTCACTGATATAATGAAAATTCAATGAAAAAATTCTCAGTAAAAATATGGGCTTATGATCACTATGCATCTTTTGATGTAGAAGCGGAAGATAACGTTTCTTCAATTGAAAAGAGTATCCTTGACAAAATTGGAGAAAAAAGTATAAAATGGGAATATCTCGGAAAGTCATATGATGACCGAGTTAACAGAATAACCTATGAGGAGGTTATAGATGGTACAAGACATGTACAAACAAAAAAGGTCCTTGGAGTTGAAATGGCAGTTGGAGTATGAGCAAAATGGTAAATATACTCTTAATATGGTCGAAATTGATAAAAAGATTAGAGAAGTTATCACTGAGATCAAACTCGAGGAATCTAAGATTGCAAGTAGAGAAAATGCAATCAATAATATTGCTGCCGAAGTTTCTGTGGCTACTTAAATAAACGCCATATTTCTGGAATTAAACATTTCTAGAGGGATCCCTTGCACTCCATACAAAAATCATATATACTTTTATCACTATACAATTATTAATTAGAATACTGACGCGTATAGTCGACGGCCTAGAGACAGTATTTAAAAACTAGGAGGATATAATTATGGCAAATACAACTTTTAACGGTCCAGTACGATCTGAAAATGGATTTACTGATATCGCTAAAGACTCATTAGGAAATGTTATCACAAACATGAAACTGGAGCAGTACACTGCTACAGTAACTGTTGCTAACGGTGATACAACTGGAAAAGAAAGTTCAATCGGAATGCCGACAAACTTTATTCCATTAGCATGTGCTGTTGTAGTAACAGTAGCATCAACAAATTCAGTTAATCTTGACGATGTAGGATCAGATGCTGATACAGACGGTTACTTAGATGGAATCGGAAGTACTTGTGCAGTAAATTCTACAGGATTCAAAGGATTCTGGGTTTGTAATGGTGCACTAGGATTCATTGACTTAGGAGCTGGTGTTGTTGCAACAAGTTCAACACCTGATGAAGTTGAAGTAGTTTTAAGTGGAGACCCAGGAGCTGCGGGCTGTACTTTAAAATTGAAATTCTTTGGAATTTCTAGTACTTCAGACACAGCGTAGTAAAATAATGTGAGCTCCTTCGGGAGCTCACAAACAGGAGAAAAATATGGGTACATATGTAAGTAATGTAAAAACAACTAGATTAACTTCCTCAGGAGCAATTTTTGCAGGACCTTGTAGAATTTTAGGAATTTATTATGTTGCAGACACAACTGCAGGATCTATCACTATAAAAGATGGTGGTGGTTCAGGAACAAGTGTCGCAGTATTTGATACACCTAAAGGAGTTGCTGCTAATGCAGGAGAAAATTGGGTTCAATATATTCCAATTCCAGGTGATGGAATTAGATGCGAAACTAGTGGTTATGCAACTTTAAGCGGTGTAGCAAAAGTTACTATTATTTTTGGGTAGGAGGCTAAATGGCTAACACTACTTCCGGAACAGTAACGTTCGACAAAACATTTGCTATTGATGAAATTATTGAAGAAGCATACGAACGTATTGGTATGCAAGGTACTTCTGGCTATCAATTAAAAACAGCCAGAAGATCACTTAATATTTTATTTCAAGAATGGGGAAATAGAGGTATTCATTTTTGGGAAGTAGGGGATACCAATATAGATTTTGTTGAAGGTCAAGCTACTTATACTTTTTACAGAGCAACAGGAGATGGCACAAGTTCAACAACAGCAGGTGGAACTACAGGTGCTTCTACTTATGGTTTATCTGATGTATTAGAAGCTACATATAGACAAAATTACAATACAACTTCCGAATCAGATTCATCAATGACTAAAATTGATAGATCAACATATTCAGCTTTAGCTAATAAATTATCAAAAGGAACACCTAATCAATTTTGGGTTCAAAGATTTATAGATAAAACTACAGTAACTTTTTATCCAACACCAAATTCAACTGCAGCATCTAACTATGCTCATATTTATTTTGTTAAAAGAATTCAAGATGCAGGAGACTATACTAATGCAACAGATGTTCCATATAGATTTGTGCCATGTATGTCTTCAGGATTAGCTTTTTATTTAAGTCAAAAATATAATCCAGAGATGACACAAAATTTAAAATTACTTTATGAGGATGAACTAGCAAGAGCTTTATCTGAAGATGGTTCACCATCTAGTAGTTACATAACCCCTAAAACTTACTTTCCGAGTATATAATGGCTAAATTTGCAGGAGGAAAATACGCACTAGCAATTTCAGACAGAAGTGGAATGCAATTTCCATATTTAGAAATGGTTAAAGAATGGACAGGTGCATGGGTTCATTATTCAGAGTTTGAACCTAAACAACCACAAATTAGTCCACGACCCATTATTGCTGATCCACAAGGATTACAACATGTTAGACCATCAAGAACAGCTTTTCCAACACCTACTATTTTAGATGATGATCCTTTTAGTGCTGTTGCGTCAGATGCAACAATTACAGTTTACGAAGAAGATCATGGAAGATCTGCAGGAGATGCTGTTAGATTTACACAAGTAAAAGATATAGTTGGAGGTGTATCAATTGAACGATTTGAATTAGATACTACTTTATCAGGAGATATAACAGATTCAGCTACTACAATTGGATTAACAAGTGCAACTAATTTTCCTAATAGTACAGGATATATTGTAATTGAAAAAATTGATACAGATAGCACTTCAGCTACATATGGTGAAGACATAAGTGAAACTATAAAATATACTGGAGTATCAGGAAATAATTTAACAGGATGTACAAGAGGAACAGCTGCTCCTTCTTATGGAAAAACTCCATTAAATACTACAGCTACTACACATAGTAGTGGAGCTAAAGTGTATGGTTCTTTTATTATTACACCTGTAGATGAAACAATTGCAAACGCAGGAGTTCCTGCTACAATTACTGTTAGCAATAAATATACTTTTGAATTAGCTGGTACTGCATCAAGTACCGAACGTGGAGGAGGCACAATGGTTTTCGGTGGACCCGTAAACCAGAGACCATAATATGGCAGGATATAATTACGCAAATTTAGTTACAGCAATTAGAAATTGGACAGAAACAGATAGTAATGTTTTAACAGCAGCTATTTTAAATGAAATAATAGAACAAGCTGAATATAGAATAATGAGAGATGTACCAATTGACGCAGATAGAAAACAAGCAAAAAACAGATTTGTCACAGGACAACAAACTATAAACTGTCCAGCAGGATGTTTATTTACTAGAGGAATTCAAGTTTATACAAGTACAGATGGTACTACTATTTCAGGAGCTAATTCTTGGTTAGAAAAAAAAGATCAAACTTATTTAAATGAATATATAGCAGCTAATACATCCACAGGAACTCCTAAATATTATGCTCAATTTGGAGGTGCTACGGGTACTACAGATACAACATCAGGTACTTATATGGTAGCTCCTGTTCCAAGTGCTACTTTTACATTTCAAGTTCATTATAATGCTATGCCTACTAGTTTAGTATCTGCTACTAGTGGAACATATATTAGTCAAAACTTTGGAAATGGCTTATTATATGCATGTTTAGTAGAAGCCTTCTCTTTCTTAAAAGGCCCTATAGACATGTTGACATTATACGAGCAAAAGTATAATAATGTACTAACTAAATTTGCTGCAGAGCAAATTGGGAGAAGAAGACGAGATGATTATACGGATGGAACTATTCGTATACCAGTACCGTCTCCAACTCCATAAGGAGATATAAATTATGGCAATAACATCGGCGATTTGTTCAAGTTTTAAACAAGAACTATTACAGGGAAAACATAACTTTAGTTCATCAAGTGGTGACTCTTTTAAAATTGCTTTATTTACAAGTTCAGCATTC